GTTGCTATCTGCGAATGAACCATCTTCCGTAATACAAGATGTCGTATATGTTCCAGCTGGTACTGACTCTGTCCAAGAAATTAATCCTGATTCTGATACAGCCAACCCTTCCGTTACTGGCTCAATCGAGAAGAACACTTTTTTATTCGTTGCTTTTTCAGGCAATACATTAGCTGCTAATTGCCTGCTTCCTGCAGTCCCCGCTACTGCTGCCGAATTTTTAGGAGAGAGCGTCACGCTCTCAACGGGGATAATTACTCCCCCACATTCATAATGCAGACAGCTTCGGATTGCTCAAAGGATGGTAACGAGATCATAGACACTTTCGTTTCTACGTTCACTGGATCTGCTTTCTTCATAGTGGTAATCGCAACACCAGTATCAACTACTTGCACATTGGCGACATTAGGACTAGACATCAAGTCAGCTTCTTCTGGCGTAGTACCAAACCAAGTTTTCCCTAAAGTCTGACCTGGCAACAATACGAAAATATCGTCAGGAATAAATTTGTGTGTGCCTGAAGCGTCCGTATATACTTTGTCGTAAACTACAATCTCCAAGTTGAATTCCTCAGAAATATAGTCTAGCAATGCTTGTTTTGAAAGTTTAGCTGCCTGTGCATTTGCGTTATTTCCTAAGATCGTCGCTTTGATTGCAGCGTTCTGACGTAAATAACGGAATGTCTTACTATTTAGAACTGCACGAGCAGGCGTGACACCTTCTTCTTTCATCGCTGTCGTAGCAGCGTCAATATCTTCTACAGGATCAGCATTCTCAACGTCGGACCATTTAACTGCCGCTTTCTTTTTATGGCCATCTGGTAAATCATAATCGATGTTATACTTTTGACCGTTTTCATCGATCGTAATCGTACCAGTAGTCAACATTTGCATCCGCATAATTTCACGTCGCACAGCTGCCCCACGAAGTAGCTCAGCCACATCATCGAAAATACGATTGAGTAAAACATCTCGATAAGCGGCGTTATTCGTTTGATTCACCATTTGTAATTGTTGGCGTAGTTCTTCGTCGATGTAATATGATTCTTTAAAGAAGATCATTTTTGCGATCAATTCTTCAAACCCTTTTCGTCCACGAGGAATAACATCTGCATCAAGAGCTGAAGGCCGCAAAGCAACTGGAGAACCTGTTTTCCCCTTTAACCAAGATAACTTCATACCTAATTGCTTATCAGTCGGGAATAACTCCTCGCCTAAATAAGGCTGCATCTCATTCACTTTTTCAGCCCAATAAGTAGCGATATTTGGCGCTTGGACCAAATCAAAAATGTTCATTGTCGCGAATGTTTGTAGATTCATTTTCATAAGTGTTTCTTTTCGTACTCGTACATTCATTTAACAGTTCCTCCCTTATTTGTTGCGTTTGACAAAATACACTTTGCCATCCAACGCAGTCTTTGCTTCATTAACGATTGTCAATTTGTCATCTAAACGGTATTCATTCACGGTTCCGAAATACAACAGTGTTCCGTTGCCTGTAGCGGAATCTGCATCAAAGACAACATCATGAAGTAATACCCCAACCGTCTTGTCTCCAGTAGTTACATCGTTCGTTACTTTCACCGCTGCTTGTTCGTCAGCGAAAGGATCAGCAGCGCCTACAGGTGTTCCGGCAGGAATAATTTTTTTCCCTTCACCGTTAGTTGCTGTTACTCCCGTTGAATCAACAACGACTGACAAGCTTTTATAATTGCTCACGTCTGCTAAGATCTGATTTTTTGATCCAAATACTCGTTTTTCCATGTTTTCATTTCCTCCTAATTTTTGAAATAGGTATTCTTTGGTGTTTCAACTTTCGTACGTTGCGCCAATGTTTTTCCATACTCGCCTACAGTTTCTGATTGACTTGTACCATCCAGCGGAACTTTGCCACCTAGTCTCTTTTCGAAATCAGCCTTGATGATTTCACGCTGTTCATCAATTAGTGCAAGAAATCCTTTTACGGCTCCTGCAGTGTCCTCTGCGGTGTCCTTAACGACAAATGACAGTATACCTTCATTCGCTTGAACGCCTTTATCAGCAAGCATTTTCGTAGCAGTTTTTGACATCTCACTCAACGTTTGTTGCTGTTCAAGTTCAGCGATCTTGGCCTCCAATTTTTCTCGCTCGTATTCTGCTTTTTGATCAGCATTCATTTGAGCTAGTTTCGTCGCTTCCGATTGTTCAGCCTTCCATTCCTCTTGGGCCTTCGCAACGGCTTTTGCAGTTTCGGCCGTAATCATCTTCGCTACATCCTCACGGGAAAAAGTTTTACCAGTACCCTGATCACCTTCACTGCCTTCGGATTGCTGGCCTTCACCTTGTGACTGCTGCCCCTGCTGAGAGTTAGTCGACGCTCCTCCACCGGCACCATTATCACTACCTCCTTCTCCACCTTCGGCAAATAGTTGTAAGTTCATTGGCATTAATAAACGTTTTTTCATGTGTAATCCTCCACGGTTACGCCGCTACCCGATAATTTAATGGTTACGCCATCACCCGAAACAGCTTTCTCTTTAACGCCTGCAAGCAGTAAGAAGGCAAAATAAAAAAGCCTTTTTTCGCCTTGCTCGGGGCTAAACAAAATAATATTTTTTCGTTATAACAAATTTTTCAACTGATTAACCATATCTTTAGGATACGGATCAACAGTTGATTCCAAACCTTCTATCCAGAATAATAAAGTTCTTAAAACTTCTAAATCGCCTTTATCGAAATTATTATCGTTCTTAATTGCAACAGTGATACTAAATACACGAGAGACAAACGTAAAAAATAAAGATGGGGTTTTATCCCAATAGTACTTGTAAGTCTCGAAGATGTTTATTAATCTGGATATTGGTGAATCATGTACACTAACTCGTAATAACTCAAATTCTAAAGAAATTCTTATTTGACTATATAAATCTGTATGAATCTCAACAATCTTTCTATCAATTTTAGAAAATGATAACTCATTTTCGGAACGGATTTTACTGAGAGACTGTTCATTTTTCTCTCGTAAAGATT